GATGCTACTGGACGTGCGCTGGGTGATAAGCTACCCAAGTGGTACAGATACACAGGTGCAGCAGATCATTACGTGATTGGTGATGGTGATACGATCCTTGTAGTAGAGGATGTTATCTCAGCTATCGTAGCAGCACAGGAGTTCCCTTACGTTACAGCTATGGCACTACTAGGTACTAACTTGACAAGTAAGAACATAGCTAAGATCGGTGAGTACAAGTCAGCTATTGTAGCACTTGACCCTGATGCTAGAGATAAGACACTAGAGTTTAAACGTACCATTGAACTATGGACAGGATTAAAAACAACTGCTATATCTTTAATGGACGACATCAAGTACCGTGTTGATGAAGACTTTGAGAAACTACGGGAGCTAACACAATGATTGAAGTAACTTACATTGACCACATGGGCAGCGACTTATCTGTAGTTAATGCTGCACGTGTATCATTTGGCAAACAACAGGATAGCTTTGATGCTGAGAAAGATACTAGACTTATTCGTTACCTTGCAAGGCATAGGCATACTTCTCCTTTTGGGCATTGCTTTGCTAGTTTTCATGTACGTGCTCCAGTCTTTGTGGCACGGCAGCTAGTGAAGCATAAGTTCCTACGTTGGAATGAGATTAGCCGTAGGTACGTGAAGACAGAGCCTGAGTTTTACAAACCTGATTGGCGTGAGGCAGCAGAAGATAAGAAGCAGGGCAGTGGTGGCTCTATGGATAAGTCAGAACGCAAACCTGTAGAGAATAAGTATGAACAGCTAACCAAAGGTGCAGCACGTACTTATCGCCGTATGCTAGAGCTTGGTGTCTGTGAAGAGCAAGCACGTATGGTATTGCCACAGTCTATGATCACTGAGTGGTACTGGTCAGGATCGCTTGATGCCTTTGCTGATATGTGTCACCTACGCTGTAAGCCTGACACACAGGCTGAGTCACGTGAGGTAGCAGATAAGATCAGAGACTTAATGATGAACCGATTCCCTGTCTCATGGGAAGCATTAATGGAGTATGCAGAATGAAAATACCTAAAGACTATCAAGATGAAATCCAGATCGTTGACATCGAAGAGAACGAGGATGGCAGTGCTAACTTAGAGATGACTATGGATGCACAGACATACGCTAGTATTTTTGAGTATGGATTTAAACAACTAGTCATGAAGATGTTAGAAGAGGAGAAGCAGAATGAAATACGTAGTGATGATTGATATTGATGGGGAATGGATGTATGTCCCTGAGAATGCTAAGATGTTTTACAATCATCCTGAGCCTAAAGTATTTGATACAATAGAAGAAGCTCAAGAAGAACAAGCCAAGTGGAACACTGGTATTGTTGTAGACTACGGTTCATCCTTTGACAAAATACGACACATGACAGACGAGGAACGACAACGTGCTATTGTACGTGCGGAGATTAATAAATGATGGAGCTAGCCTTAGTCCGTACTCTTATGGACAAGACATTCTACGATGACAACAAGGGTATCCGTACCCCTGATAAGTTATTCACTAAAGATGTGCGTAAGATCAAGAAGACTATTGACTACGCCATGAACAACTACGAGAAGAGCCTTACACCTGAAGAGATTGAGGCTCTCTTCTTTGCTACTAACCCTAGCTTAACTACAGCTAACAAGACTGCCTACCAAGACTTGTTCAAGAAGATCAAGAAGGTAGAACCTATTGACCCTGAGATAGCACAAGACGTACTGTCTAATCTGTTTCGCCAGGTTGTAGGTGAAGAGATTGCTAACAAAGGTTTCGACTATGTGAATGGCACAGAGACTTCACTAGAAGCAATGCGTCAGTTACTAGACACATACCAAGATGACTTCCTGCCTAACCTCAAGATTGATTGGGGTAACATTGAGATGGATCACTTACTTCAAGCGAATGACTACCAGTCTAAGTGGAAGTTTAACATCAATAGCCTTCAGCGCCACGTAGAGGGTGTCTCAGGTGGGCATTTAGTTATCGTGGGGGCTAGACCTAACACAGGTAAAACCTCATTCCACGCCTCTATCATCGCCTCTCCGAATGGCTTTGCTGCACAGGGTGCTAAGTGTATCGTGTTGTGTAACGAAGAAAGCTATGAACGTGTGGGTGCACGGTACCTCAGTGCTGCTACAAGCATGAGCATGGAAGAGATACGTGGTAACTATGCCTTGGCTGCTACACGATACAAGCCTGTCAAAGAGAAGATACACTTGTATGATAGTACAGGCAAGGACATGTCATGGGTAGAGGCTGTAATCAAAGCCTATCAACCTGACGTTGTAGTGTTAGACATGGGTGATAAGTTTGCTTCACGTACAAGTGATAAGTCAGATGTGTATCTAAAAGATGCAGCTATCCATGCTCGTAACATAGCTAAGCAGTATGACTGTTGTATCATCTGGATGTCTCAGCTATCTGCTGCAGCACAAGATAAGATATACGTTGACCAGTCTATGCTTGAAGGGAGTAAGACAGGTAAGGCAGCGGAGGCTGACCTCATGATCCTAGTCTCACGTAACCCTATCACTGATGGTAATACAGATGATGATGCACAAAGACACTTGAACATTGCAAAGAATAAGCTTAAAGGTGGGTGGCATGGTGTTGTGCATTGCGAGTTAGACGGGGAGCGATCACAATACAAATCATAAGAGGAGATCAACATGCGGCATGTACTAGACGTAGAGAATAGTGTCACTAAGCGTAACGGTAAGGATCACCTTGATCCGTTTGAGCCTAGCAATACACTGACACAGGTGGGTATTCTTGATGTAGATAACTGGAAGAATGAGAACATCTTTACATTAGATCATGTAGAGCATCAGGATTCTAACGGTATATCACGTAAGATAATACAGGATATACTAGATCAAACTACTTTGCTTATCATGCACAATGCACAGCACGACTTGATGTGGTTATGGGAGTCAGGCTTCAAGTACGATGGAGATATCTATGACACTATGCTTGCGGAGTACTTGTTACTTCGTGGTCAGAAACAACCACTAGGTCTATCTGCGTGTGCAGAAAGACGTAACCTACAGGTACAGAAAGATGACACACTCAAAAGATACTTCAAGGAAGGGTACAATACTAATGAAATCCCTCTCACTGAGCTTAGCTTTTATCTTAGGCATGACCTCCTCACAACTCGTGAGTTGTTCCTCAGCATCGAACAAGACTACGCCAAGCCAGAAGCCGCTTCCCTTTCCAGAGTTAAATCAACAACCTTTGATACCTGTAAAACCCTCACCCGAATGTACATGTCAGGAATCAAAGTCGATCTTCAAGAGCTTGGGAAAGTAAGACATGACTTTGAGAAAGAGAAAGCAGAGATCGAAGATCGTCTACAAAAGAAAGTCAGGGAACTTATGGGCGACACGCCTATCAATCTTAATTCGCCTGAGCAGATGTCCCAAGTCGTTTTCTCCGTATCAGTTCGGGATAAGAAAGAGTGGGCTGAACTATTTGAGTTCGTCGAAACCCAAGAAGAGTTCAAGTCCACAGTTAAAGCGAACACCAAGACATTACTGCGTACCAAAGCTTATACCTGCCCGACTTGCAGCGGGAAAGGTCAGACGTACAAAGTAAAGAAGGATGGCACAAAGTATGCCCGTCCTAACAAATGTAAGGATTGTGATGCACGTGGGTACCAACTTAAGAACCTCAACCAAGTGGCAGGACTTCGCTTCTCTGCACCAAGTAAGAAGTGGGTCAGTGCCAATGGCTTCAGTACTGGTAAAGATAATCTCGACGTGCTTATGGCTACTGCTAGGACTAACGGTATGGCTGACGCTGAGTCTTTTCTCTCTGATCTTAAGCGTCTATCTGCTGTATCTTCTTATCTTTCTTCCTTTGTCGAAGGAATTGCAGCATACACTAAACCAGATGGGTTCCTTCATGTAGGTCTGACACAGCACATCACAGCTACAGGTCGATTCAGTGGGCGTAACCCTAACATGCAGAACATGCCACGTGGTGGTACCTTTCCTGTTAAGAAGGTGTTTGTATCACGCTGGCCTAATGGTAAGATTATGGAGGCAGACTTTGCTCAACTTGAGTTTCGCACAGCGGCATTCCTTGCACAGGATGACACAGCTATGCAAGAGATCGCAACAGGGTTTGACGTACACAGCTACACAGCGAAGGTTATCTCTGATGCAGGTCAACCAACGTCACGCCAAGATGCTAAGGCACACACCTTTGCTCCACTCTTCGGGGCTACAGGCTATGGCAGGAGTAAAGCAGAAGCTGCCTACTACGAAATGTTTGTAAAGAAATACAAAGGTATCGCTGATTGGCACAAGAGTCTAGCTGATGAAGCTGTAAGACTGCACAAGATAACCAATGTAAGTGGCAGACAATACGCATTCCCTGATGTGCAACGTAGACGCAGTGGTGGTGTGACACATTTCACTATGATAAAGAACTATCCAGTACAAGGATTTGCTACAGGTGATGTAGTACCTGTCGTACTGATTGAGTTAGAACGTTTGCTTCAACCTCTAAAGTCTTGCTTAGTCAATACAGTACACGACTCTATGGTTGTAGATGTACACCCTGATGAAGAGCTACGTGTACTAGCTATAGTTGAAATGCTTAACGCTAAGCTGAACGATATGATTAAAGAAGCATATGATGTAGACATGAATGTACCTCTATTGTTAGAGGCAAAGATAGGCCCGAATTGGCTTGACACAAAGGACGTATGAGAGTATAACTAGGCACTCTTTGAAAGCTCACAGAAAGGAACTCGTATGAGCAACGCAGTAGCACTCCAAGTGGAGAACATGAATTTAGCAGATGCTATGGG